TTTATTAATTGGCCTCCATGCTATGCACGATGCTAGAATGGCTAAGCTATTTCAGGGGTACGACACTGTGCTTAAGACTAACAAAGTAACTTACAAAGGCCATGACTTTCCTAAAAACACACCTACCTTGTGAGACATGTGGTAGTAGTGATGGCTTGTCCATCAATGAAGACATGTCCACCAAATGTTTTGTATGTGATACATACATCCCATCAACCAACAATGAAAGACTTGAAGTGATAGATGTAGATACAGAGACAAAAGATACAAGTTCTTTCTTGAAAGAATACAACGAAGGCTACAGTGTTAGCGTAGCTGATAGACGCATTAACAAAACCACAATGGAACGATATGGTGTTGTTAGAAGTAACAACTTCTATTACTTCCCTTATTACGACAGCAACTCCCAACTGGTAGCAGCTAAGCGTAGAGAGGTGAAGGACAAGAAGTTCACGACAGTGGGTGGGTGGAGCAAGGGTACTCTGTTTGGACAGAACCTATACCCATCCAATGGTAAGTATCTCACCATCACTGAGGGTGAGTTTGATGCACTGGCTGCATACCAATTGACAGGTAGTAAATATCCTGTTGTGTCTATACGCACAGGCGCAGGTAGTGCATTGAAAGATGCCAAGGCCAACTACGAATACATCAACAGCTTTGAAAACATTGTGCTTTGCTTTGATGGTGATGAGGCAGGGAAGAAGGCAGCAAAGGAAGTTGCTGAATTGTTTGGCAGCAAGTGCAAGATATTTAAACCTGATCCTGAATATAAGGATGCATGCGAATGGCTTGCTGATGGCAAAGAAGCTGCCTTCGTATCACGTTGGTGGGCAGCAGAGCCATTCATACCTGATGGTATTGTATGTGGCACTGGGTTGTGGGAGTTAGTGTCTAAACCAATGGAAGCAGCAGACTGTTTCTATCCTTGGAAGGGACTGAATGATATTACCTATGGCATTAGAGCAGGTGAGCTAGTCACATTCACAGCAGGTAGTGGACTAGGTAAGAGTCAAACCCTAAGGGAAATTGTTTGGCATCTGTTGCAGAACAGCAGTGAGAACATTGGCTTGATGTTTCTTGAAGAGAGTGTGCGTAAGACTAGCCTATCCATGATGAGCCTTGCTGCTGACACGCCTCTGCACCTGCCTACATCTGTGGTGTCTGATGCCATACGCAAGGACGCATTTGAAAAGACACTAGGCACTGGACGCTTGTACTTCTTTGATCACTTTGGTAGCACAGCCATTGAGAACATTGTTAATCGTGTGAAGTATATGGCTAAGGGACTAGGATGTAAGTATGTATTCCTAGACCACCTAAGCATCATCGTATCTAGTCAGGACAATGGTGATGAGCGTAAGGCCATTGATGAAATCATGACCAAGCTTCGCATGCTTGTGCAGGAAACTAACATTGCTTTAGTTATCGTTAGCCACCTCAAGCGTCCATCAGACAAGGGTCATGAAGAGGGAGCAGTCACTAGCTTAGCTCAGCTAAGGGGTAGTGCAGCCATTGCACAGCTTAGTGACATGGTGGTATCGCTTGAGAGGAACGGTCAGGCTGACGATCCCATTGAACGTAACACTACCAAGGTGAGGGTGTTGAAGAACAGATACAGTGGTCAGACTGGTCCTGCTTGCAGCTTGCTTTATAACAAAGACACTGGCAGAATGTTTGAGATTGATGATGCTATGGAAGGGATGATGCTATGAAACAGTGGGATGGTCTTGATGATTCCATCATTGGACAAGCTTCTGTATGGAATGGTAATGAGAGAGTGGAGGTCTTGGTCTATGATGCCGATCTAATGATCAAAGTATTTGTGGACAGAGATGGTATGTCTGAAGAGGAAGCCAATGAATATATTCTCTTCAACATTGAGGGTGCATACATAGGAAAGGACACACCTGTATTGGTGTGGCAGAGATATGACGAGTGATGGTGGTAAGGGACATACTCAGCGTCCCAAGTCAATAGCTGATGAAGAGTGGGCTACTAGGTGGAATGCCATCTTTGGTAAAGACTCATTAGAAGATTACAAACAATCGGTAGATGTTAACAATCTCCGACAAAATGATAAGGACAAGGACGATGATCTTCTTAGACATAGAGACAAACCTGAAACATGACACCATATGGTTGTGTGTTACTAAGCACAGTGTTACTGGTGAGATAAGACACTGGCGGGAAGCCGACAGCTTGCAGCAATACTTAGAGGGTGAGCAAGTGGTGGGCCACAACATCATTGGCTTTGACGCACCCATACTAAATAAGGTATGGGGTGTTGTCATTCCTGACAACACGTTGATGGATACATTGGTGATGTCACGGCTGTACAAACCTGACATTGAGGTGGTGCTTCCTAAGGAAGGCAAAGCCCCTACTCCCCACAGCTTAGAGGCATGGGGCTACCGCTTAGGCAGTCACAAGATTGGTTTCACTGACTTCGATGGTGGATGGACACAAGAGATGGCTACCTACTGTGAGCAGGATGTATTGCTGCTTGAGAAACTGTACAGTCATCTATCAACAGTGTTGATTAAGGAAGGCTTCTCCTTGCAGAGCATACAGCTTGAGCATGCGGTGGCACTGATCTGCCGTGGCATGGAAGACAATGGCTTCATGTTAGACATGGAGAAAGCTATGGTGTTGAACGCCACACTGAGTGGACGCATGTCTGACATTGAAGAGAGCATGCAGCAGGTGTTCCCTCCTATCGTGGAGCAGCGTATCTCAGAGAAGACAGGCAAGCAACTGAAGGATAAGATTACCGTTTTTAATCCCGGAAGTAGACAGCAAATTGCTGAGCGATTGGCAGGGCTTGGTGTTGTCTTTACAAAGAAGACAGACAAAGGCAATGTCATTGTGGATGAAGCTGTGCTTGAGAAGATAGACTTGCCTGAAGCTAAGCTTGTAGCTGAATACTTAATGATTCAAAAGCGTGTGGCTCAGATCAGTAGTTGGCTTGAGCTAGTAGGGGATGACGGACGGGTACATGGTAGGGTAACTACTAATGGTGCTGTCACTGGCAGAGCTACACACAGTAGCCCTAACATGGCACAAGTTCCTGCCGTGGGTAGTCCCTTTGGGGCTGAGTGCAGAGAGATGTGGCGTGTGCCTGTTGGGTATAAGCAGGTTGGTGTTGACCTGTCAGGCATTGAGCTTCGTTGCTTAGGTCACTACCTAAAGGATCAGGAATGGATTGATGAGTTGCTTAAGGGTGACATCCACTGGTTTAATGCACAGAGCTTTGGCTTGGTGGAGAAGGGTACTGTTAAGGACGATAACAATCCTGAGCACAAGAAAGCTAGGAACACTACCAAGACCCTGACATATGGCGTGTTGTATGGTGCAGGTGCTGCCAAAGCAGGATCGATTGTTGGTGGTAACAGTAGCAAAGGCAAGAAACTTATTGATAGTTTTATCAATAACACGCCCGGCCTAGCTGAGTTGAAGAAGAAGATATCTAAGCTGATGGCTAAGGGTCATCTCCCTGCACTGGATGGACGCAGGGTGTGGGTTAGATCTGAGCATGCAGCATTGAACACATTGCTACAAAGTGCAGGTGCTATCATTGCAAAACAATGGCTTATTGAATCAACAAAGCTGTTGCAAGAGAAGAGAATAAATGCTAAACTATTAGCGTTTGTTCATGACGAAACACAATGGGAAGTGCGAGAAGATCAGGCAGAGGAAGCAGCTAGGCTCATAGAGCAAGCAGCAACCAAGGCAGGTGAAGCTCTAGGTTTCCGTTGTCCAGTAGATGCCGAAGGAAAGATTGGCAACAACTGGCGTGAGTGCCACTGACGTTACTAGTGGGTTTTTATATTGGAGAAAATTATGAGTGAAGAAAAGAAAGCAATTAAGCTTAAGGCCGATTTGTTCTGGTGTCAACACACTAAGATTAATGAGATGTCTGGCAAGTTTCAGGTTAACCTGTGCAACCTGTCTGATGCTGCTGTTGAAGCATTGGAAGAGATGGGCATCAGTGTTCAGACTGGTGAAGACAAGAAGGCTGACATGGGCAGGTACATCACTTGCAAATCAGAGAAGCCTATGCGTGTCTTTGACGTTGAGAACGATGAGATTACTGAAGCAATTGGTAATGGTAGCAAAGCCAAAGCCTTGGTGTCTTCATACTCTTGGACATACAAGAACAAGAAAGGTGTTAGCCCTTCATTGAAGAAGCTGGTTGTCACTGACTTGGTTGAGTATGCTGCAGCAAGCGGCATCAGTGCAGACGATGAGGATGTGCTGTAAATGAAAGCTCTGTTCGATAGCGACATCTTCGCTTATCGAGCAGCATCTGCATGTGAGGACGAAGACGAGGCAACGGCACAGCGAACACTGGATCGTTTAATTGTTGATGTCCTCATGTGCGGTGTTGATACCATCTATCCTGATTGCTTCGTGGATAGTTGGAGCATGCACCTAACAGGTAAGAACAACTTCCGATATCAGATAGCCACCACTGTACCCTACAAAGGTAACAGAGTGGACAAGCCTAAGCCTAAGCATCTAGCTTTTCTTAGAGACTACCTAGTAAAAGAATGGGGTGCTTCTATATCTGAAGGGCAAGAAGCTGATGACACCATTGCCATTGAAGCTACAAAGCTTGGTGACAATTGTGTCATTGTGTCTTTAGACAAAGACTTAGATCAGATTGTTGGATGGCATTACAACTTTGTAAAACATCTAGGCT